GCAATGATTAGTAAAGGATTTGCTATCTGGAAGTTACGCCCTAATGCTGAGTTCGTTGTTCACGGGGATGTACTTACTTGGCTCGACACAGAACAGACTCAGCCAACCGAAGCTGAAATCACAGCCAAGATCGCAGAGCTTGAAGCCGCAGAACCAATGCGCTTACTCCGCCTTGAACGCAACCAACGTCTCGCTAACACAGATTGGTGGGTTCTACCAGACCGCACTCCTACTCAAGCACAGCTAGACTACCGCCAAGCACTCCGTGACATCACAGACACCTATAGTTCCCTAGAGGACGTAGTGTGGCCTACGAAACCGGAGTAACCCATGCAAGAACTAGTACTCACGTGATTGATCCCTTAACGGCTTTGGCGGCGGCTACAACCGCTTTCAAGGCCGTGCAATCCCTCGTCAACACTGGAAGGGAAATCGAGGATGTCGCAGGACAACTTGGTAAATGGTTCACCGCAGTCTCAGACATTCGTGAAGCAGAAGCTCAAGCAAAGAACCCTCCTTTGTTTAAGAAGCTCGTGTATTCCCAAAGTGTTGAAGAAGAAGCTCTCAACGCCCTCGTAGCTAAAAAGAAAGCAGAAGAACAAGAATCTCAAATAAGAGAGATGATTATGCTCCGCTACGGTATGGACGCACTGCGTGAGATGTACGCCATGCGTAGACAGATACGAGAGCAGAGAGACAAGGCCGTCTACCGCAGACAACAGTTCAGAAAACGAATCCAAGATGGAATCATCATTGCACTGCTACTTGCCTCTGGCATCGGTGCTATCTGGCTGTTCGTCTACCTCATTACAACCAAAGGTAATGCCTAATGATCCAACTCCTCACAATGGTGGGGGGTCTGGCTACAGAGTGGATACAAGGTAAACGCGAAGAATCTAAAGCAAAACAAGAAGCTAAGATCACCGCAATCAAATCCATAGAAAACTGGGACGCTATTCAAGCCCAAGGGTCACAGAACTCTTGGCGTGACGAATGGTTCGTCCTCGTCCTTTCGATCCCGAGAGTCCTCGACAACATGCCTGAATACTACAAAGGCTTCCTAGCGGCGGCTATAGCGGCCTCGTTTGGTTTGAAGTCGTTAGCTAGTTGGAAGAAATAATGTTTAAACATGCAGTCGAACTTATCCTTGAGCACGAGGGAGGGTACGTAAACCATCCCGATGACCGAGGCTTAGAAACAAACTTCGGTATCTCCAAGCGAGCTTACCCTGAGGTTGACATTAAGAACCTCACAAAGACCGAAGCCAAAGAAATCTATCGACGAGACTACTGGAACCGAGTGATGGGAGATGACCTTCCATTTCCTCTGGCTCTGGTTACCTTCGATGCCGCAGTAAACAGTGGCGTCTCTCGCGCCTCTAAATGGCTTCAGACAGCCGTAGAAGCCTATCCTGATGGGGTAGTAGGTCCTTTGACCGTAGAGGGCGCTACAGCGGCTTACAATGCGTCTCCCTACGCTACCGTAGAAAGGTGCTGTGATTTACGCCTTGAGGTGAAGCCACAGCTTCCGAACTCTCTGTTGCAGTGAAGTTCCTCAAAGACAACAACGCAAACCTCGACGTGGTGACCGCAGAATCTCCATTAGGAAACCTTTTGGAATCCCTGCCGTTCGACATCAACGAAAAACTGCAATAGGTGTTTCTTGGGAAAAAGTAAACAAGCGTCTGCCGACGTGAACCATCGCCCTCAGATCAACTACTCACCAAAGACCCAACAACAAGCTGAGCTTTACCATCAGTTAGAACATAACGACATCATGGTAGTCCTCGGCCCTGCGGGAACAGGTAAGACTTACACCTGTTGCGTTAAAGGTGCTCAGTGGTTGGTACAAGGAAAGATCAAGAAGATTGTACTGGCTCGAGCTAACGTAGCCACAGGTAAATCTTTAGGTGCAGTTCCGGGGGATATAGCAGAAAAACTACAGCCATGGACTATGCCCATGACAGATGTTCTGTCTGGAGCACTCGGCAAGGGTTTCTATGATTACTCAGTCAGTCGTGAACGGATTCAGACTCAGGCTTTAGAAACCATACGTGGACGGTCGTTCGATGATGCGCTGATTCTTGTTGATGAGTGTCAGCAACTGACATTAGACGAAATCAAAGCCATCGTTACTCGTGTTGGTGAAGGCTCAGTCCTTTGCCTTATGGGAGACCCAAAACAAACAGACCTCGCAAGCCGTTCCGGTATCGGGACCTTTATGGACCTCATCAATAAATACGATCCACCACACGTGAACATCGTAGAGTTTGGATTGGACGACATTGTCCGTAGTAACGCTTGCGCTCAGATGGTCAAAATGTTCTACAAAGCAGGACTATAACAATGACCAAGGAGACAGCCACGGAGGTTCCTGAACAGCTCAGGGACTTTCGTAACTTCGTCTGGATTGTATGGAAGCACCTAAACCTTCCAGATCCAACACCTGTACAGTACGACATCGCAGACTACCTTCAAGACTCCCCAAAGCGTTCTATCATTGAAGCCTTCCGTGGAGTCGGTAAGTCATACATCACAGCGGCGTTCGTCGTACACCAACTTCTGTTAGACCCTGACAAGAAGTTCTTAGTTGTCTCAGCCTCTAAAGCTCGGGCTGATGACTTCTCTACCTTCGCTCAACGACTCATCTATGAGTTGCCTATGTGTCAACACCTGATCGCTAAGGAACACCAAAGGTGGTCTAAGATTGCCTTTGACGTAGCTCCGGCTAAAGCCTCAGGATCTCCTTCAGTTAAGTCTGTCGGTATCACAGGTCAGCTCACAGGTTCTCGTGCAGACATCATCATTGCCGATGACGTAGAGGTCCCAAGTAACTCCATGACTCAGATGATGCGGGAACGTCTCGCTGAATCAGTGAAGGAGTTTGACGCCGTCATTAAGCCAGACGGTAAGATCATTTACTTAGGGACCCCTCAGTGTGAGATGTCTCTCTACAACACGCTAACCGAGCGTGGCTACAAGATGAGAGTCTGGCCTGCTCGCTACCCTAGCGTAGAAAGCACAGAGAAGGCGTACAGCGGACGCTTAGCCCCTGACCTATACGAAGCCCTTATGAAAGGCGATGGGGAGCTTACAGGGACTCCTACAGACCCTATGCGCTTTACCGACACAGATCTCCTCGAACGAGAATTGTCATACGGTAAGTCAGGCTTTGCTCTACAGTTTATGCTTGATACTTCACTGTCAGATAAAGACAGGTATCCACTGAAGCTGTCAGACCTTATGGTGATGTCATGTGACCCTGAGGTAGCCCCAGAGAAAGTCGTGTATGGGATCATGAAGCCTCTTATTGATCTACCTAACGTCGGCCTTGCGGGTGATAAGTATTATGCCCCTGAGGATACGATAGGGCGTACAGCCTACTCAGGCTCTGTCTTAGCCATTGACCCTGCGGGTCGTGGACAGGATGAGACGGGCTACGCCGTTGTAAAGATGTTGAATGGTTACTTGTACGTCACCGACGCCGGAGGGCTATGAAGTACATGCTTGCCTATCAGATGACTCGTATAACGAGAGACAGGGGTGCTCTCAGTCATGACGATAGACTCGATGTGTTAGCTATGGCTGTTAAGTATTGGGTAGACCAGATGGCCGCTGATGCAGACAGGGAGATCATCGATAGACGTGATCAACTAATGAGGGATGAACTTGATAGGTTTATCAATGGATATAACACTCAAGGCTCTCGTAAGTCCTTGACTTGGATGTAGATTCTCTAAAGTTACACTATTGTATTTACAATATACCCCAAGGAAAAACTATAGTATCTATACACTATAGGCTTTCCTTAGGGTTCTTTAGGTTATCTTTAGGAGTTCTTAAGGAATACTTAAGAAGTTCTTAGGGTAATGTCTTTGCTTTAGTGTGTCAGGATCTCTGTGGATAACTTTAGGTAGTCTGAAGGGGTCTTAAGAACGTACGTCGTACGGTATATCCTTTAAGACACACTCCCTCCAAGCTAATTTTGGGATAAAAATCTCAGCGGGTATACGTTAATGGCCAAATCCTAATTTTCCCCGTGGCCGACCCTCTCTCAGCCCACAGAAATCAGCACCACACACCCCACCTTTGCCACACTTTTTCGCACATCGCCCGAATCCATTGACTCCGCACCGGACTTTACATCTGATTCCTGCCTTTTCGATGCCTATTCAGAG